ACCAGGAGAAGATGCGAAAGATCCTCCTGGACCAAGGCAACGAACTGAACGACAAGTGCGAGTTCCTCAAGCGACTCCTCAATCTGACGGCCGACCTGATCGACCTCATCAACGAGGATCACATCAAGGAGGACGGCCTGGAGTTCTTGGAGAACCGGGCGAAGCAAGCGGCGGTCACCAAGAAGATGATCGCCGTGATGGAGACCATGCGTAAGGCCGAGCCGAATGGCGCAGCCGGTCGTTGACTTTGAGACCAAGCCGATCATTTTCGGCTCTGGGCTCGCCCCCGCCCCGGTAGGTGTATCAATATACCTACCGGGGCAGGGAAACACCTATTATAGCTGGGGCCACCCCGGCTATAACCCCCACACTTATGAACAGGGCCGCAAGGCCCTGTCTGCCGTCTGGGATCACAAGCCGTTATTCCATAACTGCAAGTTCGACATCGGTGTCTCGGTAGAGCATATGGGCCTCCCCTGGCCGGATCGCTACGACGACACGATGTTCATGCTCTTCCTGATGCATCCCCTAGCGGATAAGTTGTCTCTTAAGCCCTCAGCGGAACGGCTGCTGGGCCTCCCCCCAGACGAACAGCAGGCGGTCTATAAGTGGCTCAAATCCCACTTCAAAGGGCCCTTCGTCAACGGGGACAAGGAGGTAACCGAGTCCAACTTCGGGGCCTACATCAGCTATGCCCCCTACGAGATAGTTGCCCCCTATGCGGAGGGGGACACATTCCGTACCCACGGACTCTCTGAGCTTCTGCGGCCCCAGTTGGAGGTATCGGGGCAGATGCCCGCCTACGAGCGGGAGCTCAAGATAGCCAAGATAGCCTACCAAATGGAGTTCGTGGGGGTCAAGGTGAATCGGGAGGCCCTGGAGCGGGACTTCGACAAGTACCAGAAGATACAGACGGCCCAGGAGGATGTGATACGGGGCTACCTGGGAGATATAGATGTCTCTAAGCCTCGTCAGATCGCCGCCGCCCTGGAGGCTAGCCCCTACGCCAAACCCCTCAGGAAAACCCCTACGGGGCTGCTATCCACAGCCAAGGACTCCCTTGAGGAGGCGGTGACCGAGCCGGGGCTGCTTAAGGCCCTGAGGTACCGGGGGACCCTCCATACCCTGACCTCAAACTTCTACAAGAACTGGATCAACTTTAGCGGAAGGGACGGCAATGTTCACCCCTCATGGAACCAAGTACGCTCGGATAAGGGCGGCGCGCGCACCGGCAGGTTTAGCTGTAGTGAACCCAATTTCCAGAACGTGCCGACGGAATTTGACGATAGCGTACTTGAGGGGCTCGACATACCGTTTATGCGGCAGTACATCCTCCCCGATGAAGGGGAGATCATTGTGCCTGCTGACTACAACGGGCAGGAAATGCGTATCATGGCTCACTATGCCGAGGGGCGGGCCATGGAGATTTACCAAACCGACCCTACCGCCGACTTCCACGCAGTCGCCTCAGCCCTTATCCTACAGTATACCGGGCTACAGGTCCCCCGGAAGATGTGTAAGATTGTGGGCTTCTCTCTGCTCTATGGGTCGGGCGTTACGAAGCTGGCTCAACAACTGGGGGTAGACTATAACACGGCAGCTCAAATCAAGAAAGCCTACTTCAAGGCGATCCCCGGTCTCCAAGCGTTCGTTGATCAGTTCGATACCCGTACCCAGGTCAAGACCTGGGGCGGTCGTGTGCTCCCGGTGGAAGAGCCGAAGCTGTTCAAGGGGTCCTGGTGGACGTTTAACTACAAGCTATGTAACTATCTCATTCAAGGTAGCGCGGCGGATCAGACCAAGGAAGCCATCGTGCGGTACGACGAGTTTAAGCATCACGGAAACATCCTGATGACCGTCCACGACGAGTTGGTGATAACGGTTCCCCGCGAGCATCTCAAGACAGAGGTCACTATCCTCCGCGCCGCGATGGAGGATCAGCCGGGCTGGGATGTACCGTTCCGCTCGGAAGTGAAGTTTGGGGAAGATTGGCATAACCTGGAGAAGTACCTTGAACCGGCCTACTAGACACTCTTACTCGTCCATATCGACCTACAAGGAGTGCCCTCGGGAGTATTACTATAGCTATGTCCTCAAGCTGCCGTCGCCCCCGAGCGCACCCATGATGAGGGGGACCCGCCTTCACAAGCTCTGCGAGGACTACATGGCCGACCCCTCCGGGATCAGCCCGGTCCCCTACGATGTGAAGAAGATAGGGTTGAAGCTCCACCACTTCCGTACCCTGGGGGCGACCCCCGAGGTAGTGTGGTTGGTGGACGAGAATTGGGAGCCGACTAAGGACCAGTCTAAGGCCCGGGTCAAGGCTATCGTTGACGTTCACTACTACAGGGACAATGTCCTATACTGCTATGACTACAAATCTGGACGACAATATCCTTCCCATTACGATCAACTTAATCTTTACGGTGTCCTCGGACTTATCCAATACCCAGACGCAAGACGGGTTGAGACAGGCGCTATCTACATTGATAGCGGTATTACCGGCGCAACCGATTCCATGCTCCGTGAAATGCTGGAGCACAGCCGTAAGCGGTGGGACGGGGACATTGTCCGAATGGAACGCGATACAAGACTTGATCCAACTCCTGGAGACCACTGCAAACGCTGTACTTATTCAAAGTACAACGGGGGACCTTGCGAAGCCGCTGCTTCCAAATAGCCCCCCGGCCTAACCAAAAAGAGGTATAATATTCTGGAGAGTCAGATTCAGCGAAAGGTGGTGGAGTTCGCCCGCCACCGAGAAGTTATCGCTCGCAAGCTGAGTTTCGGAGAGGGCTGGCCTGATTACCTGTTCTTGTATAAGGGCAAGGTCCTCTTCATAGAGTTCAAGTACCCGGGCGAAAAGCTCAGGCCACTACAGGAGTATGTAGTGGGCCTGATCCGAAAGCAGGGGTTTGAAGTGGTAGTAGTGGATAACCTAATTGACGGCCGCAAGGTCATAAGGAAGCTAGTAGATGAACCCGATAGTAGTTGACAACTGGAGAGACTTCTCCCGCATCATGATAGAGACCAAGGACTTGGACCCGACCTATCCTGTCCTCCGCGCCCTGTTTGACCTCCACGACAGCGAGTGGAACGGTCGATTCATCCTCCACTACATGTGGTTCTATAACCTCCGGGACGCCTACAAGGCGGCCTGCGAAACGGGCGACCGTACATTCTGGGACCGTTGCCGCCGTGACGGGGCCGCAGACCTGGTTAAGCGCCGGGGGGCCCGCAGGCACTTCCGGGGGGCCGTGGCTAGCAAGGCTATCGAGCTGATGTCCGGTAAGGGCCTGACCCCGGCCCAGATCGTAGCCGATATGCACAAGGAGCACTACCCCAACATGGTGAAGCATATCCGCAACAAGTACGAGGGGTGCCAGCTGGGCCCCTACTATATCTGGAAGCTGATGGATTGGTACGACATCTGCCTCGACTGGCCGGTGACTATGTCTATCGAGGACGCGATCAAGTACATGCCTGATGTGCCTAAGCAGGCGGCGGCTGACTTCTTCCCCTTCTGGGACCTACGGGATACCATCAGGATCGTCCTCGAACACGTATCCCAGTTCGACCACCCGGTCAAGGTCGGGGAGAAGTGTGGGCTGGGCGAGGTCGAAACGGTCATTTGTACTCTCAAGGGCTACCTCAAGACCAAGGCCCACTGGATCGGAGAGGACATAGCCGACGCTTGGGACCTCCTGGGGGACCTGCCCTCTAACATCACTGAACATATACCGGCCCGGATACCTGAGGGCCTCTACATTCGCGGGGAGTATCGCCATGTCGCGTGATTGGATGCCGAAGGACTACCAAGAGAAGGCCATTGGGTTCGCCCTAGCGCGGGCGGGCTGCGGGCTTATGCTCGACCCCGGCCTGGGGAAGACATCTATCACTCTCGCCTGTATCTCGATCCTAGTGGCCGAGAAGGAAATCAGGAAGACACTTGTGGTCGCCCCCCTCCGGGTCTGCCACACCGTCTGGCCCAACGAAGCCAAGAAGTGGGCCGACTTCAATCACCTGAAGGTAGCCAATCTCTGTAACAAGCCCGAGGCCGAGCGTAAGGCCATGATAGCGGCCCCCAACGATGTCTACCTCATTAACCCGGAGAGCCTGGTTAAGGTCCTTCCGCTCCTCACCCGGGACTTTGACCTGCTTGTATTGGACGAGAGTACGAAGTTCAAGGACACTACGACTCAGCGCTTTAAGGCGCTCAAGAAGGTCCTGTTCGGCTTTAAGCGCCGTATGATCCTAACGGGTACGCCTGTGCCTAACGGGGTAGCCGACCTCTTTGGACAGATGTTCGTCGTGGACTTCGGGGAGTCGCTGGGGAAGTACATTACCCACTTCCGTAACGAGTTCATGCATCAGGCCCCGGGGAACCTGTACGAGTACCACCTTAACCGGGGGGCCGAGGAGATCATCTATAAGCGGGTAGCCGACAAGCTCCTGCGTATGGACGCCCGCGACCATCTGGATATGCCCGAGCTCATCAACAACTTCATAGGGGTCGAGCTTCCCCCGCATCTGCGTAAGCAGTACAAGGAGTTGGAGGACAACTTCGTCACCAAGATGAACGACAACGAGTCGGTCGCGGTGTTTAATGCGGCCGCAGTGGGGGTGAAGCTCCGCCAGATGGCTAACGGGTTTATCTACACGGACATCGAGACAGACCGCAGGACGATAGACCTACACGACGAGAAGATTGACGCCCTGGAGGAGTTGATCGAGGAAATGCAAGGCCGACCCCTCTTGGTCGCTTACGAGTTTCAGGCCGACGCCGACCGGATACTCAAGAGGCTCCCCGAGGCCATTGACCTGGGGAAGGTCAAGAATCCCCAGATAGTCATCGACAAGTTCAACAACGGCCATATCCCGGTACTCCTAGCCCACCCGGCTAGCGCGGGGCACGGCCTGAACCTCCAGGAGGCTTGCTCTACCGTCTGCTGGTTCGGCATCACGTGGAACCTAGAGCACTACCAGCAGCTCATCGCCCGCGTCTGGCGTCAAGGTCAGATCGCGCCCTTTGTAATGGTCCATCACATTGGTACTAAGGACACCAAGGACGAAGATGTAATGAAGGCCCTAGAGGCCAAAGACCGGACACAAACCCGATTTAACGACGCACTTAAAGCCAGGAGGGCTTAAATGACTATACTGAAGATACACGGCTGCTCGGGGGCGGGTAAAACCACCTTCGCCCGTTCCCTGATCGAAGCCGCCGCGACCATTGATCATCTACACGAGATCAACAACAAGCGCAAGACCGTGGGCTACCGCCTCGACTTGCTGGAGCTAGACAACCCTGTCTTCCTCCTGGGGAGCTACGAGAACACCTGTGGGGGAGTCGATACGGTCGGCACCGCCCAGGAGGTCATGGAGATGATTGACCGCTATGCGGCGGAGGGCCACGTAGTACATGAGGGCCTCCTCCAGAGCACCTACTACGGGGCGATGGGGGAGCACTCCAAGAAGTATGGGGGCGACTACATATATGCCTTCTTGGATACCCCGATCAACGTCTGCCTCGACCGAGTGGTGGAGCGCCGTGCTACCAACGAGAGCAAGAACAAGTTCAACCCACAACTGACGAGGAACAAATGGGACACGATCAAGAGACTCCACAACAAGCTGCTGTCGGAGGGGGAGCACAAGGTAGCTATCCTCAACTACACGGAGCTGCCCCTGTCCCAGCTCCTACAGCTTTTGGAACCCCGATGACTATCGGCTCCACCCCTATGTCCGGCGCAGGGTACAACCGTATCCGGGCCGCCCAGTTGGAACTGGAGAAAGTGATGGAAGAGGAGTTGGTTAAGTCTGGCTGGTCGAAGGGCTGGCGCAAGAAGAACAATCTCACCTTCTGGATCAAGCCCTTCCCCAAGGAAGGAATTGTAACCGCGCTATCCCTTGAGGATGCGCTCAAATGGGAATACGAACTATGACCACCAATGAACTCCTCGTCGCCCTTACCATCGTAGTGGGCATCCCCTGCGCTACGATCATCACGGTAGCCTACCTGTTCGTCAAGGGGATGAAGAAAGACCTCAAATGATGCCCTACGAGGATGTCCTGTATCACTGGATACAGGAGAGGGAAAGGGTGCGGATAAGGCGGGAGGAGGAGCGCCGCCCCCCGCCGTGGACTACCGACCCTATCATTCGGTCCACGAGGTTCTGTAACATCCGCCGGGAGGACGACAAGGTCACCCGGTGGATCAAGGAGAACTGGCGGGACCCCTACCGACACCACGAGAACCTGGCCTTCTCTATGTGCCTCGCCCGTACCGTCAACTGGACAGATACCTTGGGGAAACTGGGCTTCCCCGAGGTATGGGATCGGGACCGATTCATGTATGTGATGGACTCCCTAAACCAAGCCGGGACCAAGGCCTGGACGGGGGCGTACATGGTCACCGGAGGGTTCTCCAAGGGCGGGGAGACCAAGCAAACGATCATCGCCCGGGTCCTGGACGATGCGTACATTTGGTGTAAGACGATCAAGAAGAGCATGCCTCTAGGGCAGGCCTACGAGATCATTCGGACGGCCCGGGGGCTGGGGACATTCCTAGCCGCCCAGGTCATAGCCGACCTCAAGTATACTCCCCTGCTCGAATACGCCGACGACTGGTGGACATTCTGCGCCCCGGGCCCCGGCTCGTCACGGGGCCTCAACTACCTACACGAGAGGCTCCCCACCGCCTCCATCAACGCTACTCAATTCTCCAAGGAGGTGAACGAACTACGACCCATGATAGCGTACAACACCGGCTACGACCTGACCGCTCACGACACCCAGAACTGCCTGTGCGAGTTCAGCAAGTACGTCCGTATCAAGTATTTCAAAGGCAGGGCTAAGACCCAATTTAAGGAACCATCATGATGCATTTACAAGCAAGGAACATTAACCAGATGTTCCCCGAGGCGATGTGGCGAGTACAGATGGAGGGGGCCGAGTCGCCCTCCAGGAATGGGAAGGTAATGGTGCTCCCGTTCCCTGCCCTGTTGGAGTACTCCAACCCCGCCGAGCGGGTCCTGTTCGATGAGACGAGGGACGCCAACCCGTTCTTCCACCTGTTCGAGTCGATCTGGATGCTATCGGGGAGCAACGAGGTACACCTGCCGGCTAAGTACGCGGCGCAGATACGCGAGTACAGCGACGACGGCGTGACCCTTCACGGGGCCTACGGCCACCGCTGGCGTCAATGGTTCGGGGTCGATCAGATTGAGAAGGTTATCTCCATGCTCAGGCGGGACCCGGATACGCGCCGTGCGGTTATCGGTATGTGGGACCCCCACAGCGACCTGGACCGGGCCGGCAAGGACCTACCCTGTAATACCCACATCTACTTCGACATCAACGCCCCGTTCCTCAACATGACGGTGTGTAACCGAAGCAACGACCTGGTGTGGGGGGCCTGCGGGGCGAACGCCGTCCACCTCTCCATCCTCCACGAGTACATCGCTCGGGCTACCGGGTTTCTACAGGGGACCTACTACCAGTTCACTAACAACCTTCACGTGTACGAGCCCCACTGGCCCCTATTCGACATAGGGGTGGTCTCAGACAGTGACTCGGACCCGTACTCTCAACACAAGGTCCTCCCGGTCCCCTTGTTCAACGACCCCACCGAGCGCCAGGACTTCGACGCGGATTGCCGCTACTGGACGGACCCCAAGTACGACCTCCGCACGGCATTCTTCGCCGGTGTGGTAGCCCCCCTCTCGCAGGCGTGGGAAGCCCATAAGAAGGGGGATAGCCTGTGGGCTCAACAGTATGTCCAGAACTGTATCGCTACCGACTGGCGGCGTGCGGCGAAGGAATGGTTGGAGCGCCGGTATAAACCCAAGGAAGCCGTCTAGGAGGCGCGATCCGAATTTTGTGGGGTACCCTACCGGGTCCCCGCTAGTCGGCCCGCCCGCCTCTATTTCACGTTGTTCCCGGGGGTCTATAACCGGCCCCCTCCCCCCGCTAAATCGTATATACTCTGAATTATGAACTTCAAAACTCTCTACAACGCCGGGGCCGTGCGACGGTACCATACGCAGAACCTACTCAAGGATCAGGACCTAGCCGCCCACTCGTGGGGGGTAGCCCTAATCATCCGCGAAATCATGCCGGGGAACCTCCACCTGGTCGAGGCCGCGCTGACTCACGACCTGGCCGAGTCGATAACGGGAGACATCCCCTATACCGGCAAGAAGAAGTACCCCAAGCTAAAGCAGACCAGCCTAGAGGCCGAGCGGGAGTTTGCTATGATCAATGGGACCCCCCTACAGCTGACCCCTGTCGAGAGCAAGTGTCTAGCTTGGGCGGATATGTTCGAGTGTTACCTGTACTCCCTGAGGGAGGTCGATATGGGTAACAACCTGATGCGGTACGTGGCTGAAACCGCTAGGGAGGCCCTGGTTGCTATGGGGCCCCCGACCAAAGAGGCTGATAAACTGTTTAGGAGTTACAATGGCTGAAGAACAAGGCGCTCACTACAAGACTGTTCCCGGGGAGCAGCATCACGAGCGGGCGGTCCGCTTGAACCTTAATTGGTACCAGGGCAACATCACGAAGTACGCTGAGCGAGCCCCGCATAAGGGCCAACTCGTGGAGGACCTGATCAAGGTACTCGACTACACCTGTATGTGGCTTGCTACGGAGAACCTGCGCCAAGACCAGCACGACCGTATCAACCGGGTCCTGGCTAAGCTGGATGATAGCGGGTCTGAACCTACTAGTGCTTACACTAACCAAAAATAATCGCCCCCCCGCCAAAAATTCGAGTAAGATACGGTTACGCCGAAAGTAATCCAAAACCTTAAGGACCCCTGTGAAAGTCACCCTGCCGCGAGGCCACAATTTTACCACCGCCCGATTCGGGCGAGTGTCCCGAGGAGTCAACTACGCCTACGCAGGCTATCGTCCGGCTCCTCCCCAAGTCCGTCCCGCGCTGGGCGGTTTCCTTGTCCTTTGCATCACGGTGGCGTTGTTCGCCATCGCGATCAAGTATTGAACCACTCCGAGGGAGAGGTTGATCTGGCCCGGCAGTTTCCGGGATACACGTGTAAGAGGAATCATCATGAAGAAGTCACTCATCGCCCTGGCCCTGCTGGCCGCCACTTCCGCCTTCGCTCTGGACATCGGTGCCGGCGTTGCCGGTGCGAACGGTACCAGCGCATCGGGCGGTAGCGCAGTCGCCGGTGGTCAACAAAGCTCGGTCCTGTTCGGCGTTTCCGGCGGCACCCAAACCGCTGCCTCCACCGGCATTTCGGGCAACCTGACGACCGTCAACTCCAAGGGCGGCTCGACGGTCAGCGAGCACCAAGACGCAGCGGGCGCCACCCAAACCGGCGGTTCCCTGGGCTTCGCTCAACAAAGCGGCGCCGCGTTGGGCGGTTCCACCAGCACCGCCTCGGGCAGCTTCGGCCTCCTGAAGGGCTTTGTCTTCGTCAACCCCTGATCTAGGGGCTGACTGAACCCGGCCCCACTAGGCTACCCGCCTGGTGGGGCTTTTTCTTAACACTTAGAGGAAACCATGAAACACACCATTCTCGTCCTAGCCCTGTTGGCGTCCTTCGGGGCTGGGGCACAAGAGGCTACCGCACAATCTCAAGCCCAATCGACGGCGGGGGCCGCAGCCGAGTCCAGAGCAGGCGCGGTCGGCAACGCGGTCTACATCGACCAGTCGGGCCCCACCAGCCAGACGATCAACGCTACCTCCCACTCGACCACCACTCTGAACGAGAACCACACCGGAAGGGTGGAGAACGTCCAGTCCGGTACGACCACGAACATCAACGATGTCCACTACAGCGGAACGCAGAAGATCAAGAATGTCCCCGGCATCGCAATGTCCGGCCCCGCCTCCGGTCCCTGTACCGGCGCGTCGGGTGGACTGGGACTCGCTGGTCCAGGCTGGGGTCTGGGACTCAATGGGGCCAAGGTGGAACCCACCTGCGTGGTCCGTGAGAACGTCCGCGTGATCGGCATGGCGATGCAATCGCTCGATGGCGCCGCCTACCCCCAGGAAAAGGGTGAACTGATGCTCCTGATGATGGACGCGGTGCGCGGCCTCGGCGCCATGAACCAGGCGATCATCGGCGACAACGTCGGAAAGGGCAAGTAATGAGCGACCTCACTTTCGGTCAGCGGGCCGCAGGGGTCAGCTTCAATCCGAGCAACAACACCGAAGTCGATTCGATCAAGGAAGGCTTCGCCAAGATGATCGACCACCTGAACTCCCTCCGGGGTACAGCCGACCCGGAAGTGGCTCGGATGCTCTCAATCGCCATCACCGAGGCTCAGACGGCCCAAATGTGGGCCGTCAAAGCCGTAACCTGGAGAACCTGATGAAACACCTGGCCCTTCTGACGGGCCTCCTGGTAGCCTTCGGCGCCAACGCCGGAGGCTTCACGGATGAGCCTACCTGCTACTCGTGGAACGGCGGACACAAGTCCGCCGGATCGTTCTCCAAGTGCAATGCGGAGCTTCACCCGTGGGTTAAACCCCACGTACCGGCCCCGCCCCCGGTGGCCTACTCGGCCCCTGTGACCGCCCCGGCGGTGGTACATCAGTCGCCTATCATGATGCCCCAGTCGCATCCGAAACCGATCCACCTGAAGCCGAAGCACAAGCCGAAGCCGAAGCCCTACCACCACCCCAAGAAAGGATGTTAGATGGGCAAGAAAAAGCCACCTAAACCCCCTCCACCCAAGCGGTGATCAATAGCCCCCGATTGGGGGCTTTTTTACGTTATGAGGATCACCCGTTTCTTAGCGTGGACGGTATACATGAATGACGTATCGGACTCCTCGGTCACGGAGAGGTTAGCCGTGGAGATAGGATTGGCTACCGTAGCCGTAGAAGTGACCGTATCCGGGTCTTCAGTGACCGTTAGCCCCCCGATAGCCGCCGCAAGTACAGTTACGGTGCTAGCTAGGGTATCCCCGGCTTCTTGTATAGATAGGTTCGCCGCCGCAGCTAGTTTGACGATTGAGGACGAAGTATCATCGGCCTCTGTTTTGCTCAAGTTCCCGGTCGCCGGGACCGTTGCGGAAGAGGCTAGAGAATCCGCTGCTTCGGTTCGCGCTAGGCTAGCCCCCGCGACCCCCGCCGCCGTCGCAGAGAGTACATCGGGAGCTTCTGTCCGGGCCAAAGAGGCCCCAATCGTAGCGGTGACCGAAGCAACCAGCGTATCGGGGGCCTCTGTCCTGAAGAAGTCCGCGATAGCAGCCGGGGACCCGGATGACGAAGCGATCCGATCGGACTCCTCCTGGACATTGAGAGAGGCGTTGATGGTCGGGAAGGGGAGCACACTAGCGGTAGCAGATAGGGTATCCGGGGCCTCAGTGCTTGTGAGGGCCCCCGTAGCGGGCGACGATACGCCAGAAGTTACTACATCCCCTGCCTCCGTTACCCCCAGGTTAGCCGCTGTAGGGGAGGAGGCGGTAGCCCCCAGGGTATCGGGGGCCTCGGTCGAGAACAAGCTCGCTGCGATGGACGAGATAACCGTGGCCACTAAGGTATCGGGGGCCTCTGTCCTGGTCAAGTTACCCGTAGCAGGCGACGAAGCGGTGGCCGCTAGGGTATCGGGGGCCTCTGTACGGGTAAGGGTGGCTCCTGCGGTGGCCCCCGCCGTGGCCGCTACGGTGTCTGGGGCCTCAGTAATCGTCAGGGTAGCGAGGGCAGGAGTGGTACCCCCGGAGGCGGCGGTGTTTAACCCGTCAATCCGCCCCGGCTGTATCATCGCCCCCTGGGCGGTACCACTTACCCAGAGCCGGTAGATTGCTTTGACGTTGGAGGCACCCGCGTTGATAGGCAGGGTATTGGTAGCGACGGAATGTCTTAAGACCCAGTCACCCGGGGCAGGCGGATTAGAGGCGGTGCTGGGGGCCGACTCAAAGTAGGTTATGCCCGCAGCTTCCCGAGTCCTCAGCCACCTATAGGTGTCTTGCTTACTGTAGTAGCCGGTATCTACAGCCTTGATCTGTCCCCAAGCATTGTTGGTGAACTTGATGATCGAAATATCGCCGTTGGAGTAGATCGTCCAGTCGATCCGGTTGTCTCCCGGGGCCTCGACAGCAAGCGAGAACTCCCCGCCCGCCGCATCAACGGTCCACCTAGGGGGCTGTACGATCTTCCAATAGATTGAACTATTCTTGAGGTCGAAGTTCTCTACAGAAATGAGAGAGGCGTGTGTGGTGTTGACCGTTGACGTTACCGCGAATTCACCTACTCCACCGACAAAGGTGACGGTCCCGTTGAATACATTCGTACCATCCCACTTAGCGGCATTGATGGGTAGCTCAAAATCCTCTTGAAGCGTAGCGAGGGGTTGAATCCCCGCCGTCGCGCTACAACTTGCGTCAACGGTATCCGCGCCCTCCGTTTGGGTCAGGGTAGCGTTGATGACCGGGAAGGGAATGACCGAGGTCGTAGACGAGAGAGTGTCCTGGGCCTCCGTCTGAGTCAGGGTAGCGAGGGCAGGCGGGGTTACTACCGTGGCCGTAGCCGAGATTGTATCGTCGGCCTCTGTCCGAGTCAGATCACCTAGAGCAGGCGTGGCGCCCTGAGGCAGAATGACGTAGGGTGAACGAATCTTTGAGTTAAACGAGTTGATCCATATCGTTGGGCCATAGGACGTGGCCGCCGTCTGGGTCCCCGCACCCCATGCCTCCAGGACCAATATGTCGCCGTTCTGTAGTGTGACCGCCGCCCCGGTGAATATCTGATTATGCTTAGGGTCAGCGTTTACATACCACTCAACCCCCTGGGGCCCCGTAGCATTGAAGACGTAACCAACTACCGCATTGGTGGAGGGCCTCCAGGCATAGACTACCGGCCACCAGAATATCTTGGCGTTGGTGTTTGTCTCGCCGCCCGATAGCTCCCACCCCCAGTTCTGGACAGGTATGGTCTGAGCCGCTAGGGGGCCAGTTGACCAACGACCGTAGAATCCAGACTGGGGATTCGTATTAGCCAGGGTGCTGACGGTACGAGGTAGCTGATTAGTGTCGTTAGGCGGGGTTGCAATCTCCCATACTAACTCACCCGCAGCCGCGCTAGCGTTCTGGGCCAAGGGTAGGTTGCTAGCCTTGGTCCCCGCCGTAGGGGCAACCGAAGCCGTAGCCGATGTTACCCACAAACTTGTCTGCGGCTGGAACAAGATCGTGTACGGGGAGGAAATGGCCGAAGCCTTGTCCGTCATCCTCCAGGTCTGTGTAAACACCGCCGCTGTAGGCGTGCCCGACATCCAGGCTTCGACTACAAGCAGATCGCCGTCTTGGGTGGTAACCGCCGCGCCCGCAAAGTTGCGGGTGGCAGTACCGGGAGTGGCGGCTATCTCCGAGCCTGCCGCCGCCGCCGCGTCAAATATGTACCCAACTACGGTGTTGTTCGAGGGCCGCCATACGTACATGACGGGCCAGATGAAGGTGTTGGCGGAGTTAGAGCCCTCCCCCACGATCATCGCCCAGTTCCAGCTTTGAGCCGGGATCGTCTGGGCCGCTAGGGGCAGGCTAGAGAACCTGCCGAAGTAGTATGACTGATTAACCGCCGTGCCGGTCGTGTTGACCGTGCGGTTAACTACGTTGCCTGAGCCCCCGTACCAGGTGGTTAGACACCCCTCTACGCTGCTGTCTAGGAAACCCGCACCGGTCGCGTTGGTGTTAGTCGCCTTAGGCAGGTTGGTTGCTTTGTCACCCGCAGTAGGAGTGACAAAGCATTGGTCCGCAACGCAGTAGAGGTTAGTGGCCACACGGCCCTATCAGGCTTGGTTGCCAGCGGTCAGGGTATAGGTGTTAACCGTAACGACTTGCGAGATAGCGATCACGGCGTTGTCGAAGTTCATGTCCGCGCCCGAGGCCGCGCAGGTGCCTTGCATATCGCCCGCCGCCCCGGCCGCAGCCGCGCTTGGGACAACACGGAAGTAACCCACGGTACCCGCCGCCACGGCGGTACCCGACCAAGTACCCAGCTTAGCCTTGGCCGTCGCCGGGGCCGCGCCGCCCGCAGCGGCCATCCAGTCAGCGGGGAGGGCCATTTCCACCAGCAGCGTGCCGGTAGCCGCCGCCCCGATAGCGGGCTCACTGCCGGTATAGACCCGCAGCTTGGCGGACGCGCCAATGGTGGATTCGATGGCGTCGAGGCGGGCGCTGTTGACACCTACGCTGTACTTGAGAGTCATTGTATATCTCCTGGGTTAAAACTGAAGGCTCATGTCAAACTCAAGGACGACACCCGAGGTGTTGACGACCTTGAACCAAACCCAGTTATTCACCGGGATATTGGGGTTGTTAAAGGTAGTGATGGTATTGTTCGCCGTGGTGCTAGTGGTCGTGTCCGCCGTGATCACAGGGGTCCCCGCCGCGTTGCGGGCGGTAGCGTAGCGGAGGCTCCAAGTCACCCCCGGGGTCGTCCCCCGAGCCACTACGTTGATCTGAGTAACGGTCAGCGCCGCCTTGGCGAAGAACATACCCACTTCGTCGCCCGTTACAGGGAGTTGTAGCGAGAACGACTTGGGACCCATAGGACCCGCCACGCCCGGGGGCCCCTGATTCGCCCCGCCCTGGGTGTCGTATCTCCCACCCGTGTCCCAGGTACCGGCTATGGTCCCCGGGAAGTAGTTAAGACCACCCCCCTCGGTATTGATGTAACCCCACTGGTACGCATAGAACTTCTTGCCGGTCACGTTTGCGTAGCCGTCATAGGTCGTACTAGCGTTGTAGATCAGCCCCTCAGAGCCCGCGTCGGCAAACGCTCCAGAGAACGATATGGCTGACGGAATCGTAACGGTGGCGTTACCACCCTCGATAACCGACCCGCTACCCCATACCGACATGTGGTTCTTAGCCCCGCCGCTAATGGTGTACGGGACGTAGTTGTAAATCTTGCCCCCTGACGAGGCGTACATGTGGGAGCCCCCGGAGGGCTGAACATCCGCGAAGTCTACCCCTGTGCCCAGGGTAATGACCCCACCGTTCGTAGCCATCAGCCCGTTGCCTAGGCTGTTGCCCCCCAAGCGAAGGCTCTCCACCTGTAGGAAAGCCCCATCGGAGTATATAGCAGCGTTGCCGGGTACGGGGAGCGGGTACTTAACAACCGAGGTGAAGTTAGCGCCCCTCCCCCTCACGACAACCGGGGAGGCCCCCGACACCGCCCCTACCGCCGTGATGGGGGCGAATACCCCCTCCGACAGGTTAATGATGACCTTGGCTCCGTTGCTGGTCACATACCGGGCGGCCTCGTTGTAGGCCCGGGTACCCGTTAGGAAAGCATGCTGATCGGTATTGTAGTACCCATCGTTGAGATCGGAGCCGCCCTGTCGAACATACAGGTTGAGGTCCTTGGTGATATTGATGACCGCGCCGTTGTAGCCCGCCTCCAGCGCGATGATGGGGAGGATTACCTCGTCGGAATGATCGGCTAGGGCGGACTGTTCGGACATAGAGTCACCTGTTGCGTAGGGCTTTCACCGTAGCCTTGGACTTCCGCTTCTGCTCACGTTCGGGTTCCCAGCCGGTCTTGCGCATGGTACCATACACGTAAGCGTCCTTGCGGTCGCCCTTCAGGCCCTGAGCAGCGGCCTCGCGGGCCAGCTTGTCGTGTAGGGCCTTAGGCATTACCGTGGTCCTGGCCGAGGGGGGCCGTGAGGAATGTCCCGGCGCTCGTCATACCGGCAGTAGAAGGGCAGGCGAAGGCGAGGATGCCAACGAACTTCCCGGCGCCACTCTCGGCAATTGCGGGGGTGGTTCACGTGACCCGGATGGGGTCGGTACTGGTGGTCCCAGCGGTCCCGGTCGGGGCCGGGCAGGTTCGGGCGAGGACCAGGCTGGGCGCTAGCCAGCGTGGTGAAGAAAGCAAAGAGGATCAGGATCAGGTATCGCATGGTGTCTCCTAGTAGGTGTACGGGCAGTCGTAACGGTAGTGGCGTTGATACACCTTACCGTCGGTGTACTCGCAGTAGCGAGTTCCGCGCTCCACCCAGTGGCGACGCAGATGGGTGCGGCCCTGGTACTCGGGGCGCGACTCGATGGTGACCGCCGGAATGGTGATCTCCAGGTCGTTGGGCCCCGGCAGGCCGATTCGGGTGGCGCAGCCGGTAGCCGCCGCAGCAGCTGCAATCATGAGAACGATCAGCGATTTGGACATGTTTATCTCCTAAGCCCTTGGGCCATTTGTGCTGCTTGCATCATTCGGGGGTCCATGGGAGGACCACCCGCTCCTGGAGGGGGCATACCCCCACCGCCTCCGGGGGGAGGCATTCCACCCGGGGGACCGCCTGGGCCCATAGGGGGGCCACCGCCCATACCAGGAGGGCCACCGCCTCCAGGAGGCATACCGCCAGGGGGCGCCATACCGCCCGGGGGCGCCAGGGGTTGCCCGTCAGGGCTGTACCCCAGCTGCTGTAGTGTCTCCGCTGCCCCCGGGTCCCCCTGGGACGCCCTCTGGGTTAGCTCCTGGAGGGCCATTGGATTGATTCCGGGCATTTTGTTGCTCCTGTACCTGTTGGGAAATCTTAGCCATTAAGGGATACACTTCGCCCCACGGACGCTGGGATAGCACCTTGAATAAGTAGTCCATCTCATTGTCGTCAAACTCTAGGTTCATGTCTTGATGATCTTGGTTACCACCGCAGCAGGCGGATAGTTGGTGAAGGGAGCATTGCTACCCGCAGCGTATATCTGGATGTTACTTACGCCCCAGGCGGTATTGTTCTGACCGGTGAGCGCCGCGCCGATCCAGATGCCCGTGCCTCGGAGGTCAGTCTCAATACCCACTGTGCCGACCACGGAGAGGGCGTCATCCGAGCACCAACCTACGTTGCCGGTGTTCCTGGAGCCCCAGAAGCCCTGGCGATACGTCGCGTGTACGTGGCCGGGGTCCCCGATGCCGTGGGTATGGCCCGGATCAGGTACGCCGTGGTAGTGCTGCGGGTCGTACACGCCGTGGGCGTGCGAGGGCATATGCGCTACCTGGAGGATATTGGTCTCTGCCCCGCCCTTGGCCCCCAGGTTATTGGCGGGGCCCCCGGCTGACCCAGCCGCGCCGCCCGAGCCGATGGTGACGTACCGGCTGAGGTCCGGCACATTAAAGGTGTTGACCCCATCGCCCGCGCCCCAGTAGCCGCCGATGGTATTAAACAGGTTGACGTAGGTTACGCGGGACACCGCCTGGCCGTTACATAACAGGTAGCCCCCCGGGACGTTGGGGCCCGCGAAGTCGAGGATAGTGCCTGTAGGTACAAAGGCAAAGGGAACACCGGTCGCGTTGGTTATGGCGTTTGATACCGCCAAATTGCCCAGTATCGCTGCGTTACCCCCGACCGTCTCATTGCCGGTTATGTTTGAATTGCCTCCTACGGTGATATTCTTACCTATTGCCGCACCCTCAGGGGTGGAGAAGCCCGAGGCTTGGAACCTACCGACTACGTTGCCCCCTATCGCGACCCCTAGAGTGCCGGGACCCTCCCGGAACATACCCATGTTCAACTCTGAGTTGAACGTGACGCCGGGGGCCGCAGCGGTGCCGTCTACGAGCCGGAAGGGGGCCAGGGGCCCCAGGAGACCATCGCGGGTGAAGACGTTGTTAAGCTGGGTCGCTACGTCCGCCATCGTCGGATTGGCCCAGTTCACGTCAATGACCGTGCCCCCCTGTACGGGATTGCCTAGGGGGAGCGTGTAATTACCGGAAGCGTCACGTGGCATGATTAATCCTCGCTGATGGCTGCGGCCCGGGAGGCCCCGCGAATTGTCTCACTCAGCTTCCGTTCCCAGGGCTCCAAAGCAGCTTGGCGAGCTTGCTTCTTGTCTATCATGGACAAGAACTTCTGGGGATCAAGTAAGGCTTCGTCAGCCTGACGCTTAGCGGGCCCGTCAAGGGTGCTTACAAACTCCCTCGCGGTCCTGAGGGCTCTCCACGGTAGTGTGTAGTTAAGCACCGTTGAGACCGGACCATACTCAGTAGCGGTCTTCAAGTCAGTAGAGCCAGGGGAGTTGGCCGCCTTGTAAATCTCGCGGTTCCTCAACCCACCGGCTAGTTGGTTGGCTTTCGCCGCCGTTTCGGGGTCTAGGTCAGGCAAGGCCTTCTCCAACCCCTTCTGTAGCGGCTTGGCCTTCATAGCGGGAATCTCACCTAACCCCGCCTCGCCCGCGTACACGCCCCGTAGACCTTGGGCCTTCTCCGCTGCTCTCACAGCATCCTTGGTCGCCCCGTAGCCCTCCAATACATTGGAGAACTGACCCTTGCTACGGTCGTCCGCCACATCCTTGATTATCTTCTTGGCCTCACGAATCGCAGAAGAGCCAGCAGCACTCGCGTCCAAAGAGGTGTAGAGCTGTGGGAGAACACCCAGGGTAGCGTTAGGGTTGTCTACCGCCCCAAGTATGCGATCAATCTCCCGTCCCAATTCGGGATTAGCGATGACCTCATTGTGATTCCTCAATTTGGCGACTTCCGTTGAAATAGAGGCACGGTTGTTCTGGCTTAGGGGTAGCTTATCGAGTATACGCTGGCCCTCGGCATAAATCGCGTTAGGTTGTCCCTTCAGGTTCTCCACGCCCCCGGGGACCTCGGTGATCTTGTGGAGTTGATCCCAAGCGGCTTTATCCACCGCCTTGTCGTGGGCTACGAAGTCAGACGTGCCCCGGCTACGGGCGCCACGCTCTAGTCTGCCCAATTCGGCGCTACCGGCGCGGGCCGCAGTCGTCTGGGGGAGAGCACCGGCGGGGGCCTTACGGACCTGCTCAGCTATGTCGGAGAGGGCCTGCTCGCCCCCTACCGACTTCTCCAACATGCCCCGACCCCGAGCCTCCGAGCCTTGTAACCACTTAAGTGGCTCTTTGGCCGCCTTCGTAGCCAAATTCAGCCCCCCGCTGGTCGCACCGCCCCAGGCAGCACCCGACTTAGCTCGTTGTCCTACGGATTCGCTCTGATCACCCATAAGTACGTTGCTGGCAGCGCCTTCAGCGGCCCCGCGACCTATCGCGCCGACTACTCCCCCGCCAACTTTCCCTAGAGCGGATACCGCCCCAGGCAAGAATTTAGCGCCTGCTCCCACTACCCCGCCTAACGGCGCGGTGATAGCCGCCTCGCCAGCGAATTCGCCCAAGCTAGACGCGGGGCCTGTTTGACTCACGAATTGCTTACCTTGCTCCAGTAGCTCCGGGGTCATCACCTTCTTCCCCTGGAGCTTCTCGTCCACCCAGTCGCCCGCACGCTGTACGGACTCGGGTAGCAGCCCCTTAACGCCCATAGCGGCTTTGTCTAGAGCATGCTTCGCCCCGCCCGCGAACTGCTCAATGTAGCCGGGGCCCTCCTGACCGCCCCCGCCCAAACGATAGGCTGACGCCTTGGCGTCGAGTCCACTAGAGGGGGCCTCAGGGGCCGCAGGCCCGTTTAGTTGGGCCAGTAGCGCCGGGTCCGCTACAGGCTTGGGCCCCCCGCCGCCGTTAAGCTGGGATAACAGGTTGGGGTCGGTTACGGGTTTCATTGCTCGAACCATTGACCGTTTTGTTGAACGTAGGTCTTACCACCTATCGTCTTGGTTGCCGCAGCCGGGGCTTGGGTGACCGGTCCCGACGAGGCCGTGGTGGGGGTCCCCCCTTCGCCACCTAGCTCTTTGGGCATAGGCGACGAGCCCTTCAGGCGTTGACCGTTGAGTTGGATAATGGCGTGTAGCCCTTTCGCCTTGTCCTTGGTCTGCTGAAGGGTGTCGTAGGGGCCAGGCAAGTATTGAGCCGCGCTAGCCTTCTCACCGTTCGTAAGGGCTGAGCCGAACCGACCGTGACGAATCTCATCCGTCCAGTAGGTCAGCTTCTGGATGGCGTCGTTGGTGGTCTTGTCTCGGTACTGGTTGACAAGGGACGTACCGCCCGGTACATATTCTTGAACGATACCGGCACCGTAGCCGGTACCCTTGTCCTTGGCCTTATCCAAGGCCGCGATAGCATCGCTGACCCCCGCCTCGGACAAGCCCAATTCCTTGGCCTTAGCGTCGGCCTTGGTCTTAGCCGTCTCCTGCTTGAGCTCTAGGCCCTGACGTTGAATGTCGAGGCCTTGGCGGCGCAGGTCGAGCCCCTGGGCCTGTAGGGCTTGGTTCCCCTGAGCGATCTGGGCCTGGAGGGCCATCTGTTGTTGCTTAAGACTCTCTTGTAGGCCCCGGTCCAGGCCCCGATCCTCCAGCCGCATAGTGAGTTGCTTAAGGTCGTGCTGACGTTGGGCTTGCTCGCTCTCCAGCTTGGCCTTAGCCGCAAGCTGGGCCTGCTCGTTACGGAATGTCTGGGTATCCTCGCGGGACATGTCGGCCATCGCCCCGGTTTGGTACATCTGGGCGGCCTTCTCATTCCCCGGAATTTGCATGCCGGCCAGGGAGTGCTTGAGTATCTGCCCGCCCGTAACCGGCTGAGCGGCTTGGCCGGGGGTCCCAGGGATCAACTGCTCGCGGCCCCCTAGACCCTGTATCTGGTCGGCGGTACCCGGGACAGCGGCTGTGGCTTGAGGGGCCCCTCCCGCCCACTGACTCGTAGCCTCGGCAATCTTACCCTTGGAGGCCTCCTCAGCGGCATCTGCCTGACTACCCATATAGGCCCCGCCTACCGTGCCGGCCAGCTTAGCCAACTGTTGCGTCCAAGCGGGGGCCACGTAGTGTCCACTAACCATTTCCCCTCCGCCCACGTCAGCCTCCCCCTGCTTACGCAAGGCGTCGGCTATCTGACGTTGACGCTTAGCCTTGTTCTGACCGTAGGGGTCAGTGGGGTCTACCAGGGCTGTAGGGTCGGCCATATTACCACCTTGTTTCGTCGTTAATGTCCCGCCGCCACTCGTCTAGGGCCTCCGCCACTTCCTTGTACTTCTCCGGGGGCAAGTTACGAATGCGAGCGATGTTCTCGTGTAGGTAGGCGGTACAATCCCAGCAGTCTCGGGATGTCTGTTCCTTCCCGTAGTAGGGGGGCACTAGCTCCTTACACCGCGAGTTGACGAACTCCATCACTCGCTCCCGGGACCAGTCCTGAATGGGGAACCTATAAGTGATCCCGTCCTCTACGTGGCCGTCATTGATCGGGCCCTTGAGAGCGTCCTCCCCCCGCTGGCCCCGGTAGACGGTGGTAGCCCCTAGCTGGCGGGTAGCGACCTCCATGGGGTACCACAGGGACCGATTGCAACACTCGAAATAGGGCTGGTACTTGATGGGGTTCAAGCCGAAGATATGCCCGATGGTCGTGAACTTCACGGGGACCACATCTACAGGCCGACCGTACATTTCTAGGTGGCGATCCCGGTAGCATTCCTTGAAGATCAGGTGCGGATGGTACGCGGCGACCTTCTTGAGGTAGTCCTCCCGCTCGGGGTAGGCCCCATCGGTACTAGCGGTAAGCACGACTAGCCCCGGCGTGTTCTTGAGAAGCTCAAGACAGGCCAGGGAGTCCGCGCCACCGGAGAATTGTAGGACTTCCATCAGAATGCTACCGCCGCCGCACCCGCTAGGCCGACGATCCCCGAGGTCACGCCCGCCTTACCGGCGTTGGCCGCGTTAGTCTGACCCACCTGGGCCCCGTACATATCCTTGGCCGCGCCCGTATAGTCCGTGCCCTTTGCCCCTGTGGCGCTGGCGAAGTTGCCGAACTGGGGATTGCTATACGATTGCATTTGCATCAGCTGCTGAAGCTCGTTCAGGGGCTGCTGACGCATAGTGACGGCTTCCTGGAGCTGCTGCTCCCGGGTAGCGGCGTCCATACCGATGTCGGTAGCCTGCTCCCCGAACTGCTGACCTCGGAGGGCCAAGGCAAACTTCTCGGCGTCACTCTTCTGACCGAAGTTTTGCCCACTAGCGGCTAGGCCCCGTTGGAACTGGTTCCCGTACTCCTGTTGACCGGCCAGAAGGGACTTAAGTTGCGCATCGGTATCGGCCTCGTTCTGACGCAGCATAGCCCGCTGCCAGGCGGGGGAGTCCTCGGTGAGCCCCTGACTGGCTAGCCGTTGAAGCTCGCCCGACATAGCCTGCTCTCGCTGGGGCCGCAGGAGTCCGTAGGTGGCGTCCTGTATCTCCTTGGAGTTTCCTCGCGGGTCCATGTTGAACAGGCCCGCCCCGGATCGTAGCCCCTCCGCATCGACTCCCTGGAGCTTCGACATGTCGAAGTCCCCATACTCGCGCATACCCTCCGTAGTCAGGGGGTTCTTCAGAGCCTCCCCAACCTGACCCGCTGAGTTCTCCCGTAGGGCGTTTTGCTCATCGAGAACCTTTTGACCGGAGGCCCCAAGGTTCTGGGTTTGAGTCCAAGCCCCGGAGGGGTCCTGGGACCACGTAGAGGTGTTACCGAAGGCGTCTACCTGGTTAGGGCGATTAGCCAAGGTTTCGGCTGCGGCTGCTTCCTTTTGCGAGGCGGCTGTTTTCTCCGCAAGCGCGGTGTAGTCAGGCGCTGGCGGCGGCTTCGACTTCTTGCCCATGGCGTCTCCTGTTTAGGTAACGGCACTCCCTGCGTCGCATAGCCATGATGACTAGCGACCCATCAGGGTGGGCACCCGGTATCTCTGTAAGTGTCTTAAAGCCAATATGATGATTGAACCGTATAGCTTGACCGTTACCCGAAGGCACCAGACCAAGAACCATATTAACCTTACACACGTCAAAAGGATAATGGAACACAGCATGGAGCATTTCCTTGGTGAGCCAATTGCCCTCCCCCGCTGAATGCATCATTATACTCGCGCCATTGTAATTGTCGTACCCTACCACCCCCATTAGCTTCCCATTCAGGAAGTTCCCGATACACCTCAGGTTAGGGGTAGGGACAAGTCCGATCCGCTCCTGGAGCCAATGGGACAACATTAGTTGGTTCTCGGTCACTATCATAGCAGCCCCTGGCCGGGCAGGATGGAGTAATCCGTCGACACCCACAGGACCTCGCCCTCTGTCTTCATGACCATCATAAGAGAAGCGGCCACCCCCATACCTTCCGCTTGTACCCATTGCTTTTGTACCGTGTCCCCTCCGCCCCATAGGGCATCGTTCCAAATACCTGAATTCCAAACAGAGTTGGTAGAGGGCGGCAGGGGGCCCGGGGCCGTGAGTACCTCAGCCGCGAAGTCATACTTGATCTTGCTCTTGAAGGCAGCGGGGTCGTTCACTATAAATACAGGCCGGTACATACCCACCTGCTTCTGAGTAGCGGGCGCTCCCATGTAGCTGTAAGACTGCTGGACTATACTCAATATGGGCTCTCCACCGGTACCGTCCACCGTAACCTTGTCGGAGTTGCCTGTCCAGGCTTGGTAGACCTTACCATCGTGACCCCCGAACATAGGGGTGGAGCCGAACATACTCCAGCAAGCCGCATCCATACCGGTGAATTGAGTCCAAGCTCCGGTGATTTGGTTAGCGGCTAGTTGTATGTTACCCCCTACCGTGACCGAGGGGACGTTCAGGATGAATAGGTTGTCCTTGGGGTAATACTTGAGGTCCCAGCCGAACGCCTGGCTGTAACTAGAGACCAAGTCGGATACCAAGAACTGAATCTTGTCGGTGGTGATGTTACGATCCGACTCGTTGACCTTGGTAGAGGTCAAGATCGCGCTCATAGAGACCACGCCCTGTTGAGTAAGGATGAATTGATCCCCGCCCGCCTTACAAAATGCGCGCCGACCGGCCACCGGGGCCCCTATGTAGTACACGCCCGTGAGCTTCCAATTCTGATCATCCGCTGGGTCGGTACCCTCGTACACTACTGCCTCGCCCCGAGAAGACACGGCTATGAGGTGGTCCGTCGCACCCGATCCGTCGTCTAGTGTCCAGGTGGAGAGGAACTGGAGAAAGCCCCCACGCGAGAACAACGGACCAAAATCGTACTTCTTGAATATGCCGTAGATCGCGTTGGTAGGTAGAAACCAGCCGTTGGCCGTGTTCTTCTCTACGACCCAAAGCCTATGTTGATGAACGGTAGGGCACACGGCATTCTTAGGACTGATACCAGCCCAGGTATTGACCACAGTACCGTCACCAAAAGTGATACGAGCGCCACCAGCAAGGTTATAAAGTATGCCATCATCTATACCGTTGAGAGCTATAAGGTGGCTCCCCGCCGAGTTAACCAGGTTGGTCCACTCCCAGACCGCGTTAGTGAGCCCCGTAATAGGAGTGAGTACCGCCGCGCCGGGAGAGGTGATATCGAACACCCTATCTGCCGACCAAGCGAACAACTTCTGAGCCCCGGTGGCGGCAGCCCAGGGCGCTATGGTTCCGACATCGGAGGGCATACCTGTAGCCCACTCTCTGAACCCCTTACGCACCGTACAACCGTAGGGCTGGGGCCACCAGTTCTGCATTATAACTGCGTCGCCCTCCGGCATAGCCACAAGCGAGTCCTTAGCATTGAGGCCCCCTACGGGGGCCGCAACGCTAGCGGGCTTGTTGACTGCGGGGAGTGCGGCGGGGAAGAACATATCACCTATTGAATACGTTCCAAGAACCGTCAGGCACTGACCACGGTCCTAGGTATTGGCTGGTAGGGCGCGGGGACAGGGAAAGAATCTTGGCCCCGGTATCCTTCCCGGTGAGGGAGTTGAATACTCGGATGAAGTCCCCCTGTGGCCCCGCAGTCGGAAAGCCCTTGAGCTCATAGAATTTGAGCTTCACGAACTTGATCATCAACCAGGGGTTGAAACGGATGATATCTCCGTCCTGTACCACCATATCCGTGAACGAGGCCCCCGCCTGTACCCACTTCTTGGTGACGTACTCCATCGCCATCGTTAGGTTGGGAGTTCCCGGTACCGGCCAGAGCTTAAACTTGCCGTCCATTACCCTGAACCGCTGACGGGGTAGGGCGGCGACCTGAGACCCCTTCAACCAAGCCCACTCCTGAGGCGACTTGGGCCCCAGGAGGGGCCACCGATCCGAGCGGTCCCACTGAGTTTGATCGTGAAAGTAGGCCCAGTCGTCAGGTAGGGGGTAGTCCTCCTGTCCCGGTACGGTATTCCAAATCCATTCCTTGGAGAACTGAGCCCAAGGATAGAACATGATCAACTCGTTCCCCGCCGAGTTCAGCAAGGAGAGTAGCTGGACCGACTGTAGGTCATCTATACCCACAATCGTGGCGGGCCTAGGCAACCCAAGCTCGCCGGCCAATTGCTTTAGAGTGTCTACAGCGGTCCAGTATTCAGCCATGGGTTACCCCTTGCCAGGTGTCTTCTGAGCGGCCTTCTCGGCTTGGTCTTGCTTCCGAGCGGCCTGCATCGCATTGACCATCTCACGAAGCTCGCCAATCTCCTCATCGCGCTTCTTGAGCTCCTCTTGCATCTTGAGCATAGGAGCCTCGGCCTTGGAAGCCTCCAGATAGGCGGCAGCACGCTGCTTAATAGCGTGGTGGCCCATGAACTTCTGGGAGATTGCGTCGGACATACCCACCAGTTGCTCGACGGTGTGGCAGCCGACCGCGTTGAACTCCGCGATCTGGCCGACGCCGAGCCAGGGCAGCTGATTCAGCGGGGTGCCGCTCATTTCTTGAGAGCGACCAGCCTTGTACCGGGCCCACTGTACGGGGAACCGTTGCTGGTAGTGCTCGTTGGCGTCGCCCACGAAGCTGTCCCGGGACCCGGGGGTGATGATCTTGATCAGGTCGATCTCATCGAAAATGGGGCGACCGGCTTCGACTGACTTGCTCTCATTCTTGACCACATCCTTGTAGAAGATAACCAGCAACTTCTTGTCCGCTTCGGACTGCTGGTTGTCTTCAAAATTCATTGCGAAGTCGAGGGTATCGGTGGACATTACTGTTCCTGGGTTAAATGCCGATAGTAGGCACATATTCAACAATGAACCGGATGTTATCCAGTTCGACGTCATCAGAGCCCCCCGTGATCTTGGAGGCCCGAATATCGAAAGTGTGATCCAGTCCGTCCTCAGCGGTAGTGCCCACACTGAAAGCTGCTTGAACTCGGTTCCCGATGCCCTGGCCGCTAACCGTGATACCGCCGGGAATGTCTATCCCGTCACGGAACAGGGAGAAGACCATCTCATCGCCGGCAGGGGCGGCAACGTCAGCGTAGAACGATATGCGGTTTACCGTTGACGGAAGCCCTTGAGCCAGTCGCTTAATCGTGCCAGCTGCAAGTACAACAGTATAACCCACCGTCGCGGCGAGAATGCTTGTATACGGAATCGCACGGGGTGTTACTCCTAGAGCCGACATAATAACCGACTCAGACGACACGATGCCGTAGCCGGGAGAGAACGTGTCGATCATGTCCTTGATCAGGTTCCGAACGTCCGCAGCTGAGATGTCCCCGGTAGTGTTGTCGGCCACGTTCGTATCGGCTTCGGTCAAGAGGGCTAGGATGGATTTGCGCATATTAGTCCTTGACGTCAAAGGCGTTGCTGTAAGCGTTACTGTAGGCCCCCGTATCTACAGGGGGCAGACCCTCTATGACTACGCTTAATCTACCATCCTCAGTGAACGGCAAGCCATAAAGCCAAAACATAGGGGCCTCGGGTGCAGCCCTAAGTCTGCCTCTGGCGTTAGTAAAGGGATTGCCTTCGCTAACGCCGGAAGCCACTTGTTCGGAAGCGGCCCGTTGTTCCAATCCGTAACCTAGACCATTGACGAAGTAAACCCCATCAGTCTCGGTAATACATAGCAATCCGTCCTTGGTCGGAGTACCCCCATTGAAGTCCTCAGCCGACACAGGAAGGTCCAAAGTGGCGCGGAGGCGACCCTCCGCGTCCACCTTGATGAGCTGATGATTCAGCACTTAGAACTCGAATGACCAGAAGAACGAGCCTGCCGGGATGATCGAGGCCGGGGCCAGGAAGGTCTTGTACAGACCCGTACCGGAGGCAGCCACAGCGGTGCCGGCGGTGACGGTCAAACGACCGTCCGCAGGAACCGTGATAGGGGCACCCCCTGAGGTGGTCCACTGAGCCTTCTTGCCGGGCGCGGGGTTACCCACGTCAGGGGGAGTTACCCCGACCGCAGGCACATTGGTGATACCCAAAGTGCCGGCAGTAGAGGGCGCAATGAAGCCGGGGTCCTCCCCCAGCCAATTGCCACCCCAGACCGTAAGGCCCTGAACCCCGAAGTACGGCCCATCAGACCCCGGCCCCGGAGCGGTGGTGTCTTGGACATACGCGCCGATGGATGGAATCTTGCTGGTAGCGGGAGTGGCCGAGCCGATCTGCGCCGCCGCATTGTTTGCGCTCATGATTAGTCCTCTTTTGCGTCGGCGTCCTCGACCAAGTCGAGAGTAGCCTTGATTTCGGGCAGGTCTTCAATCGGAGGAGGCGGGGGGTCCCCCACCTGTTCTGCGAGGGCCTTGAAGAACTCTGCTTGCTGTAGGGGCCCGAAGGCCCCATGGTCAAACAGGTACTTCGCGTCCCATACAAGCTTGGATACCACTTCGGGATCCATGACGGTCGCAGCTGGACCGTCCTTGGGGGCTACCTTTTTGGCGGTCATGATGGTCTCAGGTGTTGTCCATCCGGCCTTGGAACTGGAGTCCCGAAGCCGTCAGGTTGCCGGCCCAAGCCAGGATTTGGACAGCCGCGTCCTGGTTCACGCTGTAGCGTTGGCCGGGGCTCAGAGGCACCATGTTCCGACTTGCGTGCGGACGATAGTGGATGTACTTCGTGTTCAGGAAGTACGCGCTGGTAGCGGGCACCGCAGTCGGAGCCGGGCCAGCTGCGCCGGTCGAGGTCCAGTTGATCTGCATACCACCGTCCAGGACCACATCGGCGTCCATGTACTTGACGCTGACGAAGCCCAGCTTGGCAGTCTCGGTGCCCGAGAAGCGCTGGATGGCCTGGAGGGACGCCATGTAGAAGGACCACATGTTGTTGTCGACCAGGATCAGGTCGGGACGGTCGTTGCCGCGGACCAGGCTGGACCACATACGGTTGAAGTACGTCTGCACGTTGGCCGCCGAAGCAGCCGCGCCGCCGGTGGTCAGCATACGGAAGTACTGATTGCGCCAGAACAGCCAGGTGTTCCGGTCGATGCCGCCGACGGTGTTGGTCGGGGTCGTGGAGACCTGCTTGAGCAGACCGTCGATCTGCTTGCCGCCCGCTGCGGAGCCGTCCGAGTACAGACCAGAGGCGATCAGGTTGGCCATCGAGGACTCGGCCACGTCCATCCGGGCGTCGAGCATGTCGATGATCTGTTCCTTGCCGGCGTTCTGGAGTTGCTCCAGGCCGCTGATCGTCACGGGGCACGCCGCCTGCTTGATCGTGTACTCGGCGGCACTCAGCACGTCCTGCGCAGCGATGGGCAGGGTTTCGTATCCGCTGTACCAACCGGCGTTGCCGTTCGATGCGAAGCTGAGCTCCTGCATGATCGTATTGCCGCCAGAGAACGTCTTGATGTTGCCGCGCTGCTTGAGTTTCGTCAGCAAGGCGTTGTTGGACGTCACGTTGTCCGCGATTTGGCCAGTGCGGCTCTGGATGGTGGTGGCGATAACGTCGCTTATCGCACTGTTCGGGAAAGCCATTGCAAGCTCCTAGAAATGAATGAAGCCGGTTCAGGCGGCGGCTCGGGGGGAGCCACTACCCTTGACGGCCCCGGTGGTTGATAGACCTGAGGCTCGATCTGCTCCAATGGCTCTCGACGTAACGGGAAATGAACCGCTCCGAGGATGCGACGAGTGAAGTTTGTTAACATCTCATCTTCCACTTAACGAGTCAAACGCTGCGGCGATAGTTGAACGACGATCGGTTGCTTCCGAGGCCCCACTAGGAACTCCACCAGGAGCGCCCCCCACCGATACCGAAGCACCGAGAGCCCGCTGAGCTTTGGCGTTAGCCGCCTGTGCTGCTGCTCTCTTTGCATCGGCCTGCCGTTGGGCGGCTACCTGTGCACTTACCTCTGGGTTCATTGCAATAGCGCGATTATAGGCGTCCTCCAGCGATAGGTAAAGCCCCCGTTTCGCAGCCAGGTCTACAATGTCGGCCATATCCAGCCGAACCGTCTCAAAGTGGGGGTACTTCGGGTCCGTCGCCATGTTCTCGATGGACTCGTTGACCTCCTGCTCCGACTTCCGCTCATACTGCTGCTCTCGCTGCTGTTGAGCTTGCATGTATTGCTGGAAGGGGGCCAACCGTTGCTGGAGTAGCTGCTCCACCCGCGAATCCACCGGGTCAGCCGCCCCCTTGCCGGCGAGGGCCGAGTCAAGCTCCAGGATGTCTACCCCGTAGTCATTGATCAGCTTCGCCATGTACTGGGCTCGCTGCGCCTTCGGGGACGTAGACAGCAAGTAATCGGCCTTCAACAGCTCGTGTACCGCCCCGAGGGGGTCCACCCCCATGGCTTGGATACGGGCCTTGTAGGGGCCGACGACCTCGTTGAACTGGTTAGCCAGCTGACGAGCGTTGGCTGTCTCCCCGAGTACCCGGGTGGTCTCCCGCTCCCGCTTCATGATCTCTTGCTGAATGTCGGGGTCGATCTTTGACCACTTTTCTCGAGAGGGTGCCCGCCAAGACTGCGGGGCCTTGTCTACCGGGAACGTAGGGCTCTCAGGAGAGGGCGCGGGGGTGATTTCAGGTTTAGCCTTAGCCGCAGGAGCCGCCTGAAAGGGCAGCTCTTTCTGCTCAGGGGCCGGTGAGGGGGCAGGAGGAGTGGTCTCAGCTGGGGGAGCAGGAGCATCTACCCGGGGGGCCTCGCCAATTTCCGGGGGAGCCTGCTCTTGTTCCGCAAATGCGGCTTCAATCTGAGTGCGGCGGTCAACTACTTCATCAGCCATTGTATTTCCTATACTGTTTGTCTACTTCGTTGATAACAAGACGCTTGCGATGATCGGCGTCTGCTCTCTTTTGCTCAGGAGAGCGAGTGTCTCCAGTGGCAGGCAAAGGGGGCAGTCCTTTAAGGTCTGCGGTAGGGACAACGTTGTGTCGAGCGCAATGCTCACGTAGCCCTGCTCGTCCCGAGTACACTTTACCGTCAATGGGGGATTGAAAATCCGGTAGGTCTGGGAGTATAACAACTCCATTTCTATCTCGCTCAGGCCGCTCACCTTTACGATACGGGGGTCCATCATCGGGGTATACCCATGTCTCTCTACTCATTTCTTACCTCCAGCGGGCTTTGGCTTCGCCTTAGCCTGTTCCTTCATAGCTTGGGCTTTGATCTTCCCAGTCTCTTTAGTCTGGTCCATAGCCAGCTTATGATCCTCTTGAGCCTGCTCTGATTCCATTGCATGGGATTCCTTCTGTTGCTCCAGGCTCATTTGGTGTTCTTGAGCTTGGGTGTCGAGAGACATCTGGCTCTCCATCAGTTGGGTGCGTTGGTTTTGGGCGGCCTCAGCGGCCTTGAAGTCGAGGTTCATGTTAGCCTCGCGCTCCTTGAGCTCCAGTTCCTTGACCTTGTACTGAAGCTCCATTTCCTTCATACGCATCTCCATCTGGTTCATGCGTTCTTGCATCGCCATGTCTTGCTGCTTGGATTGCTGATCCAACTGAGACTTCTTCTCATCGGCCGCCATCTTGGCCTCTGTCTTCTGCTTCTCCAGTTGCATCTTCTGCTCTTCTGGATTGGGCGGCGGCTCGGGCGGGGGCTGCTTGCTGATCGCGTCAAGCTCTTTGTCGAGCATACCCTCGATCTCAGACGCATTACGGAAGCCTGCGACGGCCCACTTCAGCATCCCTACCAGGAATGAGGCCGAGCCGGGTACCGCTTGGAACATGGCCGAGGCCTTCTCCAGGTAGCCCGAAACAGCGGTGAGGAACTCGATCCGGTCAGCCTTCTCCATAGCGTAGTCGGCCTGGGCGATAGAGTCCGCCGTCACCTGGATACGCCACTCAAAGCCGGAGTCGGAATGTAGAAGGGCCAGGGCGGGCTCGATCAGCTTGACGTTGTCGGCCCCGGTAGCAACGATGTTACTGTTCTTGAGCAGGAACTCGTCATCGAAATGCTTTACCTGGATCTCAGCCTTAAGCCGTAGAAGGTCACCGGCGAATCGGGCGACTTCATCCTGTCGCTTCTTGATGGCGATGGAGGCGAACTTGCTCTTGATTTCCTGCGCCCCGAGCGTTTCACTGGCTTTGGAAGCGCCTCGTACAATGTCGCTGATCCCTGTGAGCTCATAGATTTGCGCCTTGATGAGGTCCCGGTTGGTGATAAGCTGGGTCAGAGCGTCTACAACCACATCTAGGGGGAGCCAATCCACCTGCCCCTTCAGGCCCCCCTTCTCCGCGAACATCGCCCAGTTATCCACCGGGATCAGTTGGTTGTCGAAGCCCTCCGTCAGCATCCTGGAGACCCCGGAGGCCGACTGGTCGTACACGCCTACGACCTTACAGGCCTGGAGTAACATTGAGACCCGGTTATTGATCGTGTCCAGTTCCGAATACTGATCCTGGATCATGTAGTAGTCGGGGCGGGGGACAGTGTTAGAGGTCGTGATGTTAGCGAACATCGGCCTCGGGCAGGGCTCAAACCCGACCAGCTTCAGGGGATCGGCCTTGGTGTCTAGAATCTCCTTGTAGCCCTTGGAGAACCAGATGACTTCCTTCTTCTCCCTGTCCCATATCTCATAGACTACGGCCTGCTTAATGGCCATATGCTTCGGGGTCGTCCCTGGGGTGGATCCATGATTGGGAGGGAGGGTGGGATTAAAGTCTAATGAGACCTGCTTGCCTATCTTCTCCCCGAAGCGTTTGATCAGCGCGTCCCTCGACATGTAGGCCTTGCGGCCGACCCAGCGCCGCTCCTCCCAGGTGCGGCAGGGGGACCAGATGAAGTCCTGCCAGTAGACATAGTCGATACAGACGCGCTGGTCAATAATCTTCTTGAGCGGCTCGGGGGGCTTGTCTGTCTCGTCCCCCGGGTGGAAGGTGTCACCCATCGCCTCCTGATAGGGCACGTCCTCGGTGTCGGTCTCCAGGCGCAGCCACGCCGCCGCTAGGCCGGGGATGAGTCGGTCCTGAACGCACGAGCGCATGGTGGAGTCGAAGGCGTCCCGGGGGTCATCGAGGTCCTGCGTGATGCTGCGCTGGATTATCGTGCCGGCTACGCGGGCCACATCGTCGTCGTAGTCCTTGAACCGCCGTGAGACGGTCGGCTTGGGGAGCTGAGCATACAGCGCGCTCTCCATGATGTTAGTGTTAGCGTAGTAGATGTTGAACCACTTGTTGGAGGAGTCCAGCATGTCCCGCTCGTCCAAGAACCGGCGGTTGACTTTGCGGCCCCGGTTATGGAAATCCTTGAGCTCCAACTCGGCCTGCTTGATCTCCTCCTCCCACCGCTCGTAGGGAGTGAGCTTCTTGTCCTTGAGGGACTCGATACTGGCGCTGTTGTCGCTCATGCGATTCTCCTATGACCGCCGCGTTGGCGGTCCTCCCTGTCCTTGAATAGGGACTGGAGGTTGTAAGTGGAAGGTAGGGCGACCTGGGCGCGTTTGAGCTTGCGCTGGACCATTTCAGGGGAAGCATCAGCAGTTAGCAGCGTACCGAACTTGGGGGCACACACTACCCCCAGGTAGCCGAACGCGTCAGCATAGTCGGAGCACCAGTCGTGGAGCGGCTGGTCCTTAAACATGAGGTGATCATCGTCCCACTCCCTGCGGTAGCCCTTGAGGGCCTCTAGCAGGTCCTCCCCGCCAGTCGTACCATCTATGTGGACCCGGGGGAAGATGGAACGAGTGGCTGCGATCCGGTCCCTGACCTTGTGATTGGGGACGACCGAGGGGCGGATGTCGTTGTGGAGAAACTGCTCCACCACGGAGCGGCCTGTTTGGAGGTTTTTGGCTCGGGCGTCATGGGGGAGCCACACGGACCCTAACTCTGCCTGCCCTTGAAACTGTACGATGGCATCGATGTGGTGGAAGATGTCTTTTCCGTTGGTGGCTTCGACGTTGACGACTCTGACGGTGCCGTCGGAGTGCTCTTGCCAGTAGATCGCCACGGTCGCGTCCGTGAAGCCCAAGTCAAATACCACATGAGTTGGGAGGTTTGGATCGTATAGGGGGGTGTCGTGGTATCGTCCTTCAAGGAAAAGGGCGTTGACTTCTTCTGCATATATGGCCCCTTTCAGCGCGGCGTCGAAACTGCAAAGGTACTCCTGGGCAAACTCCTCCGGGTCCATGTGCTTGCGGAGATCATCTAGCTCCTGTAGGGGGATCAGTCCCGATGAGTCAGCCCGTAGGGTCAGGAGGAAGTTGTCTAGGGGGGACTTGAGGGCGTCTTTGACCTTGTCATGGAAGAGGTTCTTGCCTCGGGGGGTAGAGGCAAAGACCCCCCAGCCGACCCGGTCAGATAGTGCGGGACGGATAACTTGGCTGAAGACGGACGGCTTCCAAAGCGCATACTCGTCACCAACAAACCCGTCAAGGTACATGCCCCGCAATGAATCAGCGTTGTCCGCTCCCAGGCAATAGATCGTGGAAGAAGGGTGAAGCTTAATCTTGAGCTCGGACTCTGAGGGGGGCGAGGACCAATAGGGCTCGGAGTATTGCTTGAGGTAGTTCCACGCGATCCGCTTTGATTGTGTGAACGTGGGGCCGACATAGGCATATTGAGGATTGGGTAAGGGGAGAGGCGTCCGGGCGGCGATTATGATGTCGTTGACGAGAGCAACAGTCTTGCCGGCACGCCGGTGCGTGACGAGCGTGGCCCATCGTTGCTCCCTGTTGTGGAACGGCAGGAAGGCGGGCCTTGGTTGGTACTCAGTTCTCGCCATTGGTGGTGTCTTTGACCCTAATGTCCTCGGCGTACTGGGCCGACTCTTGGTACGCTAGCCGCCTTGCGGATAACCACTCGGGCCATACGGTGTTGGTGTGTTGGGGGCTGGGGAGGACTGGTTGGATCGTGGGGCCGATCATGCGGGCGTAGAGGTTGAAGAACTTGGAGGGGTTCTTGTCAGCCCAGAGGGCGAGCCGGGGCATACCACCGATTGCCTCAAACGCTAACTGAAATGCCTCGGCTGACTTGGTCTGAAGCGCCTCGGGGAGGAACACATGATGCAGCCCCCGCGTGACTAGGTCGCGGAGTTCTGGGCTGATTTGGGGGTCCGACTCCAGGGCCGTCACAAGCTCCATCAGGTTTTGTTGCTGCTGGGATACGGTTGGCATGATACGGCGAGTATAACTGATTCAGAATGGAAAGTAAAGCCCCGAGCGACCAAGGACTGAACATTGAACGCCAGTTTTTATGTGCTGGCTATTTTGAAGCCCAGTTTCGATGTGTCCCCTATCATACTCTACAGCATCCACTCCCCCACCCCCCACCCGCCTCTTTGTGATTCATTGCGCAGAGCATGGATCGCAGTGTGGCGCAAAATGTTTCCCATATTAGGGGCCCAAGCAATATAGCGTGGCCACATAGACAGCCATATAGCCACCATGTTGGCTGTCCAGCCATATAGCCCCTAGGTGGGGCCAAGGCCTCCCAATGGGGGAGAGTGTGGGCCCGGCGCCAGGGGCCAGGTTGGGGGCTATTGGGGCCCACACACCGATAGGGGGCCAGGCTACTGGGGGCTTGGGGCCGATAGCCAGTGACTATCGGGGCCATAGGGGGCTCATGATAGAGGCTGGCTATCGTGTCAAATAGTTCCATAGCCGAATAGCGCCAGATCGAAAATCGCTCGCTATTACGTTAACCCTCGTGCGCGTACGCGATCCCGCGTATGAAGTCTATTAAATTAAAACTATTGGAACTACTGGAACTATCTCCACTGGCTATCCACTAGCTCCAGACCTAGCTCCAGACCTCCAAACCCCCTCTTCTGGCGCTAGTCTATAGGTGCTAACCCTAATATAGCAACACGGTATATCGGCCCCAGCTACTAATTCCCTAGCGGACAATTCTCCGGCCCTGAGGCACCATTCTGGCCCCCGTCCAAGTCTAGCCCCAGACTGGCCGCCAATCGGTCCACTATCAAAGGACACCGATTCTAGCCACGAGAGCCACTGCTCCTGCCCCGAGCGCCCGACTATGGGGTAAGCCTTGGCTCCCCTGCCGCCCCTACGTCTGCGTCCATCAGGCCCCAGCCCCTGGCGATCTATGGGAACCTCCCCAAACCTACTATAGTAAGGGCGCCAGCCCCCTCCCATGGTTACTATTGCTTACTATTTGACCCCCCAAAATCCAGCGCGGCACCAATATTTGGTATAGAATTCGTATCAGGAGCGAGGGGGAGGCCAGAAGGCCTAAAAAGCCCCCCAGCTCTCCAGGTGGTGATCGGACCTCTGGATCGTTCTTTAACAATCTAACTCTCCCAAGGCGCTCTACACGCCTATGCTCCCCATCAGGCTAGCCCTGACTATCCATAGCCCCTCGATTTTGGGGGGTTATGTGAAGTCGGTTAGACTTCGCTCCTCTTATCAATTCTCTTAGAAAGCACCCTATGAACAACGCTCAAAATCCCGCCGTCATCTCCCAAGCCGACCTGGACGCGCTTCGCGCCACCCTTTCGGTCACCAAGGAGGGCCGGTCCTTCGTGGTCCGTGACGCCGAAGGCAACATTCTCATCACCCGTTCCAAGAAGGCAGGGGCCGACCAATTCGTCCAGAACTACCTGCCCGAGTTCACCACCATCGGCGACACCGCCGCCATCGCCCCCACCACCAACCAGGAGCCCATCGAAATGACCCCCAACGAAACCACCGACCTGCCCGTCATCCACGCTACGCTCGACGTCACGGACATCGTCGGCGACACGGCCCAGGCCCCCTCCCAAGAGGTCGAGGTCACCAAGGAGGAGGTCCAGCTTTCCCCAGAGGAGCAGGCCGACTTCGACAAGCGGCTGGCCAAGTCGGAAAAACTGCGCGCCGCCATGGCCGTGGTGCTCGAAAAGGTCAAGGCCGGTGACTACAAGCCGGAGGAGACCCACCCGAGCTTCAAGACCAAGCGTTCGCTCCTCGTCACGCTCGAAGGCCAGGACGAGCCCAGCCAGCTGCCCGCCGTCCTCCACCACCGCGCCATCGCCAGCTTCTCCGAGAAGTCGATGGTGGAGGGCGTGACCCTCAACGGCAAGCCGGTCAACGCGGCCCGTACTCGCGGCACCTGGGGCGGCAAGAAGACAGCTTTCCTGTGGATCGAGTCGGACGCCATCGACTTTCCCCCGTCCATGGTCGGCTCCACGGCTAAGCCGGTGGTGACCTTCCACATGCTCCTCGACAACTATGACGACTTCGACAACCTGGAAGGCGCCAGTGTCGAATTGGACCCGGCGATGGAGGAGGCACCTGCCCCTAAGGCCAAGGCGAAGGCAGACAAGCCGACCCCCACGGACTCCGATGAAGGCCACGTAGCACCCGCCGAGCGCGAACACGCCCAAGCGTAAGCCCTCCCCCTAGTCCCCACCCCCTACGGGGGGAGGGGGCTACAAGGAGGCCTTCCACCAGGCTCCAACCCTAACCCAACCCTAAGGACAATCGTGGCTAAGACCCAATACACCCCCCATCCCACGGCCATCGCGGTGGCTAAGCGTGTCTCTCAACGCGAAGCGCGCCCCAGCGACCAGGCCCTGGAGCTGGTCGACAACCGCATCGCGGCCCTGGAGAAGCTCAAGACGGTCATCGTCACCAACGAGTACAACGCGATCGCCAACGCCATCTTCGCCGTGGACCGTAGCACGGCCCAACACCCCTCCCTGGACGCCGAGTACAGCCGTGTCGCCTTCCACGTCTACATGTCCGGCCTCAAGCGGTGGGAGGACCCCAAGATGATCGACTTCATCAACTCCCTGACGGCCATCCGGCCTGACGCGATGGACCTCTCCGAGAACAAGGACTACTTCTCACGCGACTACAAGTTCACTTGGAAATTCCGTGGGGGCCTCTCCATCGAGGTCAACCTCAACGCCTACGAAGACAAGGAGACATCCGAGTGCCGCCGAGTCCAGGTCGGCACCAAGACGGTAGAGCAACCCATCTACCGCTACGATTGCGTGGTCCCTGCCGGGGAGGTCAGCGACAAGCTCCCTGCCCCCGTCCTGGCCCTGGACCTCTAGGTTCCAAAGCTCCCCCCAGACTAGCCCCCCGAGCCAAAACGGGGGGCTATAATCGACTCTCCCCTAACCAAAACCTAAGTCTTACCATGTCTATCTCCCACCTGGCCTCCTACGTTCGCCCAGCCCCTGCGGCCCCCGTCACCGACCCATCCCGCGTGGTCCTCTCCCTAGAGCAAGCCACCTGGCTTCGCTCCAAGGCCCACCCGGGGGGCAGCGACTTCCTGCGGTCCCTGGACCAACAATGGGTCTCCAAGGGCTACCTGTCCCCCAAGCAAGTGGCGTGTATCACGCGCGGGATGGACGAGGACGAGGTCAAAGCCCACGCTCCTGCCCCCCTGGTCGTCCCCACGGCCCGCATCGAGGAGATTTTTGGCTACGCCAAGTCAAGGGGGATCAAGCAGCCCCAGATGAGGCTTGGTAGCTACCACCTCAAGACGGCATCGGCCTTCTCGGCCAACGCCGGGGCCATCTACGTGACGCTCCAGGACACCTACCTGGGCAAGATCAAGGACGGTCGGTGGATCCCCACGATCCCCGGCTTCATCCACTCCCAACCCCTGGCCGAGCTTCTCAAGGACCCCACCCTGGCGGCTATTGCCTATGGGGAGCGGACAGGCAACTGCGCGATCTGCGGCCGACTCCTCACCGCAGCCGAGTCCATCGAGCGTACCATCGGCCCGATCTGCGCCGCCAACTACGGGTTGCTATAATGGTCCAACTCCTGGTCGGCGTTGCCTCCTTCCTCTTCATCCTGATGGTGGCCCCCGAGTTGGTTCTGATCGTGGTCTTGATAGCCCTCGTTCTAGCCGTCTTGGGGGGCATAGCCTTCGCCTTGTTTATGTGGGGGGAGGCCATCGGCTTGTTCCTCGTCGTGTACTTGTCCTTTATGGCCCTCTGGTTCGCCTGGGATGCCTTCCAAGCTCGCTTTCCCCACTCAACCACCTACTACCTGGGCGTCCTGTACGGTCGCCTCTTCAAGTGACCCTAGAGATACTCACCGCAATCTCCCTGGCTAGCCTGGTCTTCATGATCGGGCTAGTCATTTTCCTCCCCCTCCCCAAACCACTATGATTTCACCCCATCCACTCTACGATGACGAAGTCCTCGTCAAGGAAGTCTCTCAAGCCCACCTAGACGCGGGTCGCAGCGTCTTCCAACTCTACATGATAGACCCGGACGAGTACCAACACTCGCGGATCATCCTCAAGTGCCTGGAGCTTCCCCTGGCGGCCGACATCCTGTCGCTCGGCTGCGGCGTGGGCGGTATGGAGGCCCACTGGAAGGCCATGAGGCCCGACCTGGACTTCACCTTGGTCAACTCCTCCAAGGCCCAGCTGGACCTGTGTAAGTGCCCGGGTAAGCGCGTTCATGAGCGGGCCGAGGACTACCTGCCGTGCCCCTACCACCCGGACGTCACCCTGATCTCCTACGCGCTTGGGCACATGGACGCTCGGGTGGTTCTGGAAAGAGCCCTGGAATACACTAGGGGGCCAGTGGTCGTACTTGACGTGTTCGACGGCACCGACGAGTTCAACGAAACATTTGCCTACAACTCTCCCAAGTCAGAACTCATGACCGAACTGGGCTTTTCCTTATTGTTGGATACCGGTTGGGTAATAAACCCCTTCATCACAAAGTCCGGCCTCGAACACACCGCCCAACAATCCCTCCCTTACCTTTGGATCAGCGAATGAAGCTCACCTTCAAGAATCCCCAAGACGCCAACCAAGCTTGGCACGACATCGAGACAGCCGGCCTCAAGATCACCGGCCCCCGGCACGCCTACAGGGAAAGCCCGACGACCATCTTGGTGAAGGACCGCTATCAAGGTGGTTACTTCAACAGCTTCGTTCTCCCCCGCCCGGTACTATCCCTCCAGCGCTAAACGTCGCCAGGAACAAGACAGAAAAGGCCCCCGGATCGCTCCGGGGGCCTTTTCCATAGGGTACCCCACAAAACCCCCGGAGGGGCTAGAATTTGGCTGGGATGACCTTGTCTTTATGTAGCCGATCTGCCTCGTCCCTCACGGCTATCTTGTCCCCACGTATATCGTCAAACTTGGCCTGATCGATGATGAACACCGCCCTCTGTTGATTGGCCCTGCCGTATCGCTCGGTGCCGGTGCTATGCCAATCCCCCTTAGCTAGCATGTTAGCTAGTCGCGGCCCAGCGAATTGCTTGCGGGGATTGTCGTAGCCCTCCTCCTCAAACAAGTGTAGTATGGTATCGCCCCACGCGCATACATAGCCCTCGCTCCGCAGCCTGAGTAGAATGATACGGGCCATACCCATGGGGCCCCCCGAGCTAGCCAATATGGCCTCTTGACGAGCGTGATCCAACGGGTCGGGCTTCCAAGTGCTATAGTTGATATCGTCCCCCTCCCACAACCATTGGGCGAAGTCGGTCATAATCTCCTCATCGTCTACCATAGAGTGTAGCTTCTCCCATTGGTCAGGAGTAACGTCCACCCGGTTGTTTAACTCCATATAGATGAGCCGCCTATCTTCCAGACCGTCCGTGGGGACCTCGTTCAAGAAGTTAGTTGTAAACATCGCCCCCACATTGTTCTCGATGTGGTAGGCGTCTTGGCCTTTCTTCTCGATCACAATGTACTCGTCCCCGGCCAATCCCTTGATCGCATTAAGTGAGGCCTGGTAGGAGCCAGACACGCTATACTCGTTGAAGATCAATAGCCGCTTGGCTCCCAAGAGGGCATTAAAGTTGTTATCCAACTCCTTGCCTCGGGTGACCGATGTGTTAGCGTTCCCGATCAGCCGATGGGCTATCTTGGTAGACCAACCCTTACCGTGGCCCCGCTTACCGTACAGGACCAGGAACGTACACGGCTTGTTAGGATTGAACTTGAGGAACCGGAAGTAGGTGCGGAACCTGTAGGCCCCCTCGTCCCCTAGCATATTGTGTATCTGGGCGATCATGGCGTCAGCGGCCCCCGTTCGCTCACCAACCTCCCCTATCGGCCAAACCCCACTCTTGACGTAGAGGTTGTAATAATCTCCATCCCCCTTCTCTACAAACTCCTCGCCCAAGTAGCGATAGCACGGGGCCCTGACCTCCCTGCGCGCCTCCGCATCGTCTTGCCATAGCTTGAAAGCGTAGGTGATCTTGGTACTCTTACCCACCAACTCCTTGCGGTTGATCGTAGAGTATCGCTCTTTGGCGTGAGTAGTATCCATCACATCTTTGAACTCCCGGTCGATCACCGAGCTAGTGGATGTGCAATAGACTATCTTGTCCTTGATAGCCTCGATCAAGGGATCGTCTAGGCTCCCCACGAATGGGGTAGCCGCGTTGATAACGTCTACAAGCTGGTTAGGGTCGGCCTTGACTCTCAGGAAGTCATCGGGGCCCCAATCGGGATCATCGTACTCTAGCTTGGACGGCCGGGGGAGCTCAGCAAGGTACACCTCCTTGCACCCTAGCACGTTGCGCAGCTTAAAGGCCAGGGAATGCCTGGCCCTTGCTACGTCGGGCTTGTGGGTATTCGAGTCGAACAGGATGACGTTCTTGAACCGAGTAAAGTCCACGCCGGTATCGGCATAGGTCAGTTCAACCCCCATCTTGCTACTCGTCCAGCCCCATACGCCATTGAGACCGACGCAGGGATTATCGGGTAGCCACTTATGTACTACTTTCGCCTTAATGAGGGACTCTACGTGGAGGACAACGGTGCCGTCAGGGAGGGAGCCCCAATCTCGCCCGCCCCCGATAGGCTCAAAGTGTAGTACCGGTGGTCGCCCCCCGGGGCTGATCGCCTTGGGCGGGGCCTTCTCGCCTCGCCACATCTTAACGTCGCCCAGGAACCTCACCAACTCATAGGGGTCCTTGTTCTTGTAGTAGGGGGAGCCATCAGGTCTGAGGTACCTGAGGAAAATGAAGGGGCGACCTGCGCTGACGTTGGCGTAGCCCCTCTCCCTGAGTATGGTCGGCTCCCGCATAGGGATGAGACCCAGGGGGAAGTCACTAGGTTCTAGGGTGCGTTTGTTAAGGTATTCGTCAAGTAGTTGTACATCTTCGGTTTGCGATATCAGCCCTCGGGAGAAGGGTGACGTGGGGGTGGCCATAAACGTCCTCGCTTTGTCTAAAGCCGGGGTATAATTACCCCGGAGTAATGGATTCCTCAATCCCCGTCCTCTCAACTAAGCAGTTGCCTCTACCTAGTTGACTTAATAACCACCCCCTCGGGGGTGGTTCTTTTTGACGGCGGGGCCTTCTAGTATAGTCCTCCGGCCTAGAATCCGCTACTATTCTGGTTGTGTCATGGCCTCTTTACCTCCCGTTTGTTTCCAGGTTATACTCTAGCTTTCAAGGAGTTGACTATGGACCTACAATACGAGGGGAGAGTGATCCCCATCCACTTCTACGCAATGCCGCGGGTCGGCAAGCCACTGACTATTCAAGTCAACGGCGAAACCTGCGAGGCTAAGACTACCAAGTGGCAGGAGTTCCGAAATACGTACTGGCTCTACAAGAACGTAGCCATGTATGTGCGCGAGCACCTGCCCGAGGGGGCCGAGTGCCGCATCAGCGACCTGCCCGACAACTTCGGTGCGGCCGAGAAGCCAGCTCATCGTAAGAGCTACTACAAGCCTAAACCAAAAGAAGTTCAGCCCGCCTAATATAGCCAAAAAGTAGGCTATAATCGAGCTAGGCCCTCTAGGGGGCCTGTACCGGCGGTCACACCGCCCGTGGAACCCCCCGCTGCGTCCTCCCCGTAGCGGGGGGCCCACGTTAAACCCCTTACCAACTTTATCACTAGGACACTATGGACACGAAAGCAATTCTCAAGGCCCTCTTCGACAAGCGCACCGAGCGCCTCAAGCTCACCGCCAAGGCCGCCATCCTCGAACAAGAGGAAAAGAACCTCACCGCAGAACTAGCCGCCGCCAACGTCAAGGCAGGCGTGTACGGCAAGTATGCCCTGTTCGCCAAGTCCAAGGACGTGCCGAAGTGCGACGATTGGACCCAGTTCCACCGCTACGTCATCGCCCAGAACGCTCCTGAGTTGCTCCACAAGCGCCTGACCGAGTCGGCCATCATGGAGCGTATCGAAGCCGGTGAGATCATCCCCGGTATCTCCACCGACACCAAGACCGCCTACACTGTGAAGGAAGTGTGATGAAACCCGTCAATCCCGGCCTCGACAAGATCACCCCCCTGCCACCCACCAAAGGAGTTCCCCCCATGCCGAAACCCCCCGCCGAAGACATCACCCCGAAAGGGGAGACACCGCCGCCCGAGCCCAAGAAGCCGGGCACCGAGATAGCCAACTGGAAGGACCGAATGGCGGTCCTGACGAAGCAAACCAAGCTAGCCGAGAAGCCAGCCGGTGGGTTCATCAGCTTCAAGGGGGGCCGTATGACCCTCGCAGACGAGATCATCCCGGGCGACAAGCTCCGGTGTATCATCATCGACTACCGCAAGGACTATGAGTTCTACGACAAGCCGTACAACCCCAATGTCCCCGCGATCCCGTCCTGCTATGCGATCGTCCGCCCCCACGAGGACCTGACCCCTTGGTCGCGTGACCCGGAGACAGGCGAGTGGAAGACCGAGGCCAGCGACCCCCAGGTGGCTCCCGGCGTGATGTGCGAGGATTGCCCGATGTTCCAGTGGGGCAGCGACCTCAAAGGTGGTAAGGGCAAGGCCTGTAAGACGAGCCGCCGCCTCCATGTCTTCGCCGCCGACGACTGTACCAACCCCGCTGACGTGGCTCGGGCCTCGTACATGACGATGATCCCGCCCGCGACGAGCATCGACAACTTCCAAAAGGTCGCCAACCAGATCGTCAACGTCCTCGACACTCCCATCTTCGGGGCCGTGGTCGAGATCAGCGTCACCCCCCACGACCGCTTCCTGTTCATGGTCCACTTCAAGATCATCGAGCAGATCAAGGACGAGGGGCTGATGATGGCCCTCCTGACCCGCCACGAGTCGATCAGCGCGAAGCCGGTCAACATGCCGAAGCCCGACGCCGAGGATGCCGAGAAGGCCGCCAGGGGCGCAGCTACGCCAAGCAAGAAGTTCTAAGTTTGCCACACGCCCGAGTTATTCATCTCAAGTGGCTTGGCCTAGGCATGCGACTAACTGCCTACCCCCTTAATTCAAACTAGCCAGAAACCCCTAGTTCCAGAGTTATAATCTAGTACGGGGGCCGTCCCCGTAATCCCAACCCTAGGAATGTATATGATCGAGAACGCCGAGAGCAAGGTCAGCCGTCAGTTTCTGACGATGATCGAGAACCACAACCTGGTAAACCTGATGCTAGCGGAGTACACCTCCTCCGGCCTGGCCGACACCGAGTTCGCAGACTACGCAATGACGAAGATCACCCTGCGACCGGGGACCGTCATCAAGGACCACACAATCAAGGCCCGCCGCGACCAGTTCAAGATCGCAGCCAATAAGCCCAAGTCTACCAGCCCGGCCTACGGGGCCGACTCAGCCATGCTTCTCGCCCACGAGCAGCGGATCGCGGAGTTGGAGCATCGCGTAACCGTCCTGGAGGGATGGATCAACTCGACATTCCCGGCCAAGGGCCCCCGAAAGGCCATCTGATGAACGAGCCCGATGTCTTCATCGTTGAATGGGGAACCATTCTCCGTGACTTACAGAGGGCTCGTCCTGATGTCCCTAAGTCACTGGTCGAGTCCCCTGTAAAGGTCGCCTACGGGGAGGGGTACGCAATGTCGAATCCCCGTTCGGTGGCTATCGTCGCTGCGCAGAAGTTCGCAGCCGACTACGACTTACCCAAGGGTAAGAACTCAACGGTACTTCCCAGCCTCGTAAAGGACAGGTTTTGGGACTA